GTGGCGCGAGATCAAATTGACCGGCACAAGGCTGTGTTCAAGTTCGGGTACAACGATGTTGTAGGAAACACAGAGGAGACAGTCTGGTCACAGGGTGGAATCTATGCATACCCAGCAACGGCCACAGTTATGACATTGTCCAGTTCCAGCGCCAATGACACGGCAGCCGGCACTGGTGCTCGGACCGTTCGGGTGTTCGGTTTGGATGCCAGCTACAACGAGATCGACGAGATTATTACGCTTAACGGCCAGACGGCTGTCAACACTACCAAGAGCTACCTGCGGGCATTCCGCATGATTGTCCAGTCTGCTGGGTCTGGTGGCTTTAATGCCGGCATCATTTACATGGGCACCGGCACCGTTACTGCGGGCGTGCCAGCCAACAAGTACGCGCTGGTTGATGGGTTTGGCGACAACCAGACCATGATGCTTGTATATACGATCCCAGCCGGCTTCACGGCTTACATGACCCAAAACAATATCAGCACCGCCTACGGCGGGAATACAAAGGCAAGCCTAAATTGCCGTCTGGTGGCCAGACCATTTGGTCAAGTCTTCCAATCCAAAGAGCGCATCACCATTGTTGACGGCACGCATTCGCAAATCTACACATACCCGCTGGTTTTTGCTGAAAAGACTGACTTGGAATACCGAGCAAAAAGCAGCTCAGGTGCGGTTGACTTTTCCATCTCCGGCTCGTTCGAGCTGCTCCTTATTTCCAACACGGCGTTTTAATTATGAAATTTACCAAAGCAGCAGAAAAGATCGCCAAGGTAATGGGCGAGTTCAAGGATAAAAAACTCAAGTCCAGCAGTGGCCAGAAGGTCAAGAGCCGCGACCAAGCTGTGGCCATCGCACTGAGTGAAGCCAAGCGGGTGAAGAAAAAATGATGGATGTTGTCCAGATTTGGAATTTGATCTTATCACTTGGGGGCGGCTTGCTGCTGTGGAACATGCAACAACACATTTCTGAGCAAAAGCGTCTTGAAATCTTGCTGAACAAGACACGCGAGGAGATGGCGCGGGAGTATGTCACCAAGTCCGAGGTTGACAAGCTGACAACGCACATTGATGCACGATTTAACAAGCTCGACGAAAAACTCGACAAGGTACTTAACAAGGTAGCAGATAAATGAAAAACAAAGACATGCGCAAGGCCGTCAAGGAGATCATGGCCAAGGATGACGAGTATTCGGCATCACCCATGAGCAAGGCCGAGGCGCTTGAGCGCAAGACGGCAGAGTTGAGCGCCGAGGAGACCGGCGAAGACATGCCGATGGACGAGGTTGAATTACAGTCAATTGTGGCCACAGAGATCACTGACGCCATCAGTTACATCGACAGCGACCTGAGCCCTTACCGTGCGCAGGCCACAGCCTATTACCGTGGCGACCTGTTCGGCAATGAGGAAGAAGGCCAGAGCCAAGTCGTGGCCACCGAGGTACGCGATACGGTTAACAGCATGTTGCCAAGCATCATGCGGGTGTTCTTCAGCTCTGAGAAGACGGTGGAGTACGTCCCCCGCACCGAGCAGGACGTGCCAGCAGCCGAGCAGGCCACCGATTACGCCAATTACATCTTGAACCAAGACAACGCCGGCTTCACGGTGCTGTATGGCACCTTCAAGGACGCGCTGGTGCGCAAGTGCGGCATTGTGAAGACTTGGTGGGCCAAGACCACCACGGTGCGCGTGGAGAAGTACACGGGTCTGGACGATGGCACCAAGATGCTGATTGAGCAGGAGCCCGACAGCTTTGTGACCATCATTCAGGAATACGACGATCCTGAGTTTGGCGAGCCGCAGCCATCCGTTGATCCGGCCACCGGCCAAGTGGTCTTGCTGCCGGTGCCAAAGCTGTACGACGTTGAAGTCAAGCGCGTGATTACCGAAGGCCGCGTCTGTGTTGAGGGCGTGCCGCCAGAGGAGTTCTTGATCGACCGAAATGCTCGCTCGATTGAGACGGCAGCGTTTGTTGGCCACCGCAAGATGGCGACGATTGCTGAGTTGATTTCGATGGGCTACGAGGAGGATGAAGTCAGCGAGTATGTGACCAGCACCGACTTTGAGAACAACGAGGAATACCTGCGCCGCCGGCCAACGACCACGACCATCGGGTCGATGAACGAGAGCAGCAACCCATACATGCAGCGCGTGCTGTACATCGAGGGATTCATGCGCATCGACTACGACGGTGACGGCATTCCAGAACTGCGCAAGCTGTGCTGCATCGGTGAGGGCAACACAATCCTGCGCAACGAGCCGGCTGACATGATCGGCTTTGCTGACTTTCCGTTTGACCCAGAGCCGCACACATCCCCACTGGAGGCCAACAGCGTCTACGACTACGCCAAGGACTTGCAGGAGATTAAGTCCGACATCCTGCGCAACACGCTGGACAGCTTGGCCCAAGCCATTCACCCACGCACAGCCGTGGTTGAGGGTCAGGTCAACATGGATGACGTGCTGAACAACGAGACTGGCGCTGTTATCAGGATGCGTGCCCCTGGCATGGTGCAAGCCCTGTCGATGCCGTTTGTTGGCCAGCAGGCATTTCCGATGCTGGAGTACATGGACGGCATCAAGGAAGATCGCACCGGCATGAGCCGTGCGTCTATGGGTCTGAATGCTGATGCCTTGCAGTCGAGCACCAAGGCCGCTGTGAGCGCCACCATCAGCGCGAGCCAGAGCCGGCTGGAGTTGACAACGCGCATTCTGGCCGAGGGCATGAAGAAGCTGTTCAAGCAGATTCTCCAGTTGACCGTGGCCAATCAGGACAAGGCTCGCATGATCCGCCTGCGCAATACTTGGGTACAGGTTGACCCGCGCACATGGGATGCGACGATGGATGTGTCTATCAACGTCGGGCTGGGCACTGGCGACACTGAGCAAAAGATGAGCATGTTGGGCATGATTGCGGCCAAGCAAGAGCAGGCGCTGCAACTGATGGGTCCCAACAACCCGCTGGTGACGCCGGCCCAGTACGCCAACACCTTGCGCAAGATGGTCGAGTTGTCTGGTTTCAAGGATTCCAGCCAATTTTTCAACGCCATCCCAGCCGACTACCAGCCGCCTGAACCACAGCAAAAGCCATCCCCCGAGGAGATGCTGGCTCAGGTGCAGGTCAGGTCTATTGAAGCTGATATTGAGAAGAAGGCCGCCGACCTGCAATTGCAGCGCGAAGACATGATCCGCAAGGATGACCGTGAACGCGATAAGATGGAAATTGACAAGTATGTAAAGATTCGGGAACTGGAACTCAAGTACGGCGTGCAGTTGAATGAGATTGCACTGAATGTCGAGATTGAGCGTGACCGTAATGCACAGATTCAAATGCAAACAGGGATGCCCGCACAATGAAGCAAAAGATTGATTTGGGTTTTCGGGCCGAGCAGTTGCTTGGCAACGATGTATTGATGGCTGCATTTAATGAACTTGAAATGCAATACACAAGCCACTGGAAAACAAGTAAAGTTGACGAGTCTGCAAAGCGCGAGCAGGTTTATATGAGCCTGCGAGTGCTGGATGATTTGAAAACCAAGCTGCAAGTATTTGTTGACGATGGAAAGATCGCCAAGAAACAACTGCAAAAGATGATTACTTGATAAACTAGGAACCAATTACATGAGCAATGACACCACGGCCTCGGCCAGTGTTTCGCAAGCCATGACGGCTGAACAAGCCGCAAATGCCATCGAGTCGATGCTGTCCGGAGACGGGAACCAGCAAGAGCCCGAGGCGCTGATGGGCGATGAGCCCGAAACCGTTGATGAGGAAGTTTCTGCTGAAGATGACGCGGCAGAGGTGGAATCTGAAGACGTAGAGTCAGAGGAAGATGAGGAGCCCGAGCAGGAGGAACAGCCATCCAAGTTCACCGTCAAAGTTGACGGCAAGGACGTTGAGGTGTCGCTGGAAGAATTGCAAAAGGGTTACTCAAGGACTGAAGACTACACGCGCAAAACCCAAGCGCTGGCCAATGAGCGTAAGCAAGCTCAAGCCGAGTTTGAGTCTGTGCGATCCGAGCGTGCCCAATACGCTCAACTGTTAGGTGCTTTGCAGGAGCAGTTGACGCAAGCAACACCCCAAGTTGATATGGACTACCTCTACAACGAGGACCCGATCGAATGGGTAAAGCAGCGTGAATTGCAGCGGTCGAATGCTGAAAGGATGACGGCAATTGCGTCTGAACAGCAGCGTTTGGCACATGAGCAGTCGAAAGAGCAAAACGCTTTTCTCAAGGATGAATTGTCCAGAGAAAAAGAATTGCTGCTGTCGCAAGCTCCGGAACTGAAGGACGCCAAGACTGCCGCGAAAGCCAAGCAGGACTGGATTTCAGCAGGCAAAGCAATTGGTCTGTCCGAGCAAGAGTTGAACAATGTGCGAGACCACCGGATTCTGTTGGCGCTGCGAAAGCTGGCGGCATACGATTCCATGATCGCAAAGCGTAAAGACTTGAAGCCGGTGCAGAGTTTGACGCCCACGGCACGCCCAGGCACGATCTCCAAGCAGCCACAGTCGAGCATAGTCAAGCAATCTCAACAGCGTCTCGCCAAGACTGGGAATGTCCGCGATGCGGCCAATCTCATTGAACGACTACTTTGACTATTTTTTAAGGATTTATCATGGCTATTGCTTCCAATACATTCCTCACATACTCTGCCAAGGGTATTCGGGAAGACCTTTCGAATATTATTTATAATATTTCACCAGAAGAAACTCCATTCGTTTCTAACATCGGCAAGGGTTCGATCTCCAACACCCTGTTCGACTGGCAGACCGACGCACTGGCCGCAGCCGCAGCCAATGCCCAGCTTGAGGGTGATGAGACTTCATACGACGCTGTTGCCGCTACCGTTCGCCTGCAAAACTATGCCCAGATCAGCCGCAAGTCGGTTGTCATCTCCGGCACTGAAGAAACAGTGAACAAGGCAGGCAGAAAATCAGAAGTAAGTTATCAAATCGCTAAAAAAGGTAGCGAAATGAAGCGTGACATCGAGTTTTCGTGCCTGAACAACCAGGCCGCAGTGGCTGGTGATTCCACGACTGCTCGCACGACTGCATCGATCCAGGCTTTCCTGAAGACCAACACGAACAAGGCCAGCGATGGTACTGACCCCGTGTACACCACGATCCCGACTGATCCCCGCAATGACGGCACCCAGCGTGCTTTCACTGAAGCGATTCTGAAGGACGTGATTCAGCAGGTCTGGACCGAAGGCGGTACGCCAAAGATGTTGCTGGTTGGTCCAGTCAACAAGGCCAAGGTCTCTGCCTTCGCCGGTATCGCTGCATCGCGCTTCAATGTTGATGGTGCCAAGCCTTCAACCATCATTGCCGCTGCCGACATCTATGTCAGCGACTTCGGCAATGTGAGCATCGTGCCTTCGCGCTTCCAGCGTGAGCGTGATGCCTTCGTGGTTGACGGCGAGTACGCATCCATCGACTACCTGCGCCCAATGCAGACGGTTGACATGGCCAAGACCGGCGACGCTGATAAAAAGCTGCTGCTGTGCGAGTGGGCTCTGCGTATCCACACCGAAGTCGCCCACGGCGGTGCCTTCGACCTGACCACCTCTTAAACTGAGGTAATCGACTAAGGGGCTGGGCTAATAACTCAGCCCCTTTTTTACATGATTGACACAAGAATACTTTCCCAAAACAAAGACGCCGGTATCACCCAGCTCTGGCACGAACACACTGATGGCAGTGTGACGATTGAGACCAAGCAGGACATCACCGACATCATTGAAAACAACAAGGCCACGTTCAACAATGTTGACGGAAAAGCCAATTGGAAGGGTGAGATGCACAAGGTCGGCAGCATCCCCATGAGCATTTACCATGAACTGCAAAAACAGGGCATCTTGCAAGACGAAAAGCGGCTGAAAAAGTGGCTGAACGATCCCGATAACAGGGTGTTCCGTACACGCCCTGGACAGGTATGATTGAGATATGGCAATCACCAACTACACCGAGCTGAAATCTGCTGTCGCTGACTGGCTAAATCGGTCGGATTTGTCGGCTGCGATTGCCAACTTTATTGCGCTGTCTGAGACCCAGACCGAGCGCAATTTGCGCGTGCGGCAGATGCTGACACGGGCTGACGCCACCATTGATACCAAGTACAGCGCAGTGCCGTCTGACTTCTTGCAGGCCCGCACGTTCAAGCTGACCAGCACATCGCCGGTGCAGCCACTGGAGTTTGCGACCGATGACCAGATGGATGATCTGGACGCCAGCAATACGGCACCGAGTCGCCCGCTGTACTTCAGCATGGTGGGCAACCAGTTCCGCGTGCATCCTGCGCCGGACTCGTCCTACACGGCAGAGTTGTCCTACTTCGCCAAGATTCCGCGTCTGTCTGACGCTGCGCCGACCAACTGGCTGCTGACGATGGCACCGGACATCTACCTGTACGGCGCTCTGATCCAGTCGGCTCCGTACCTCAAGGATGACGAGCGCATCAACGTCTGGACTACGCTTTATGCTGCCGGCTTGGATGCCCTGCGGGTGGCTGACCAGGGTGCGACATCCAGCCGAGGCGTCCTGAAATCAAAAGTTAAACCGTTTGGAGTGCGTTAATGTCATCCTTTTCAGACTACACCGAGAACCTGGTTCTCAACTATCTGCTGACAGCAAACAGCGTCACACGCCCAACGGCTTGGTATGTCGGCCTGTTCACGGCTGCCCCGAGCGACACCGGCGGCGGCACTGAGGTCTCTGGCAGCGGTTACGCCCGCAAGGCGACTGGCACGATGACCATCACCGGCACGGCCACCACGGCCACCAACGCAGCGGCCATCGAGTTTGACCCTGCAAGCGGTGGCAACTGGGGCACGCTGACTTATGCGGCCATCTTTGACGCCAGCACCGGCGGCAACATGCTGGCATGGGCTCAACTGACCACGGCCCGCACCATCAATGATGGCGATGTGTTCCGCATCCCTGCGTCCAGCCTGACCGTCACGCTGACCTAAGATGGCTGCATACGGCTCCGGCTACTACGGCGGGGGCAATTACTCCTTCGGGGTAAGTCTCGGTGCTGTAGCAATCACAAGCGCGAGTTCTGCATCAGTTGCAGCGACTCGCGTTTGCATTGGTGCGGCTGCCGTATCGGATGCGTCAACGGTTACGATATTGGCCAACACGGTCAAGTCAGGCGCGTTTTCCGTGGTCAGCACCTCGTCGGCAACGGCTGCCGGCCAGCGTCTCAATAACGGCGCAGCGGCCATTTTCGATGCATCAACGATGTCGGCTGCCGGTCAGCGTTACGCGCTCGGCGCTGCGGCGATCTCCTCCGCTTCCTCCGTGGCCGCGTCAGGTTTGCGTTACGCTGTCGGCGTCATTCCAGTGGTCGACGCATCGACGGTGGTGATCGACGGGCAGCGCATCGCATTCATCAGTTGCGTGATTGCCAGCGAGGCGATCATGGTTGTTGACTCCAATGTCATCGTCAATCAAGGGTTTGCGATTGAGTCAGGCAGCGCACTGGATGTCGGCTACCTGCGGATCATGTCCTTTGATGTGGCCATCAGTTCGGCCTCGTCCATGTACGCATTTGGCTCGTTAAAGTGGAATAATCAGGGTGATACAACGGAGACATGGGATGCGATTGCCGACACGTCTGAGACGTGGACACCGATAACGGCGCAGTCAGAGTCTTGGGCACCAATTTCAGACACATCAGAGACATGGTCTCCGGTGGCTGATACGGCTGAAGTTTGGGAAACAGTTTGAGAAATGCAATGACAAACACTAAATTGCTGACCATTGAGCGATTGAAGGAAGTGTTGAATTACGATGCTGATTTGGGTATTTTTACATGGGCAAAAAACAGGACACGGGCGTCAAAAGGACGAATTGCTGGAGGGGTTGATGGACATGGGTATTGGGTGATAGGCATTGATGGCGTTCGTCATGGTGCGCATCGACTGGCATGGCTTTATGTGTATGGACATTTACCAAAAGAAGTTGACCATCAAAATCATGTAAGAAGCGACAATAGGATTGTTAATTTGAGAGCAACAGACAGGTCTGGAAATGGTCGAAACATTTCAAAACCATTTACCAACAAATCTGGAGTTGTTGGTGTTTCTTGGACTAAAAGATTGGGTAAAAGAAACGACAAATGGGAAGTCAGAGCTTGTGGAAAATTTATAGGCTACTTTGATGATTTTTTTGAAGCTGTTTGCAAGCGAAAATCAGTTCAATTGAAAATGAACTTTCACCCCAATCACGGAACTTGACGGAGATTTAACATGGCAGATTCAGTTACGACCAACCTGGCGCTCACAAAGCCAGAGGTAGGCGCATCGACAGACACATGGGGCACCAAGATCAACACCGATCTTGATACCGTTGACGGCATCTTCAAGGCTGACGGCACTGGCACATCGGTTGGTATGAATGTCGGCTCTGGCAAGACTCTGGCTGTGGCTGGTACGCTGGTTGTGTCCGGTGCAGCCAGCACGATTGATGCAGCGGCCATTGGTGCAACGACACCAGACACTGGCGCGTTTACCACCCTCACATCTTCCTCGGGTGCGACTCTCCAAGGACTCACTGTAGGCAAAGGCGCAGGGGCCGTGGCTACCAACACTGCGGTGGGTGCGAGTGCTTTGGCGGCGAATACAACGGGTACAGAAAATACAGCTAGTGGCGTTAATGCTTTGGCAGCAAACACAAGTGGTGGTTATGCGACTGCTTTTGGCTCTAATGCTTTGGCTTCAAATACTACTGGAGAATCAAATAGCGCTTTTGGTAGATACGCATATCAAACAAACACCACAGGCGTTACTGGAACAGCCGTCGGCTCAAGCGCATTAAGAGCAAACACTACGGGTTCATCTAACACGGCACTTGGAGCGGATGCCCTGCGCTTGAACACTACAGCCTCAAACAACACTGCTGTGGGTTATCAGGCGGCTTATACAGCTTCAACTGTTCCTGAGATTACCGCAGTTGGCTATCGTGCGCTGTACGCAACCACTGTTGGCTACATTACTGCTGTTGGCTCAAACGCGCTTCAAGCCAACACCACGGGTACATTTAATGTGGCCTTGGGTCGTGAGGCTGGGTATGCAAACACCACTGGTAGCCTCAACACTTTTATTGGCTATCAGGCTTTAACTAGCAACACCACTGGATCATCCAATGTGGCTGTTGGGCATCAATCGCTTAACTTTAGCGCCACAGCCTCCAACAACACCGCTGTGGGGTATCGGGCTGGTTATTCAAATACCACTGGCGCAAACAATTCAATACTTGGTCTTTCTGCCCATAACACTGCCACTACCGCCTCCGGTAATGTTGCAGTTGGAAATAATGCTGGAAACAGTAATGTTACAGGGTACGGAAATACTTTTGTTGGTTACGAAGCTGGTTATTATACTACTGGTGGCGGAAATGTAGTTGTAGGAAGTTCTACAACATCGTCTTACAGCCCCGTGGTAAACCTCAGCACCGAATCCAATCGAGTTGTTATGGGCAGTAGTGCGGTTACCAACGCCTACGTTCAAGTAGCTTGGACGGTTGTGTCTGATGCGCGGGACAAGATTAACTTTGCCCCTGTGCCGCACGGCTTGGACTTCGTAACCAAACTCAATCCAGTTCAATACCAATTTACGCAAACTCGCGGAGATGCAATCCCCCACGGCCCTGTTCGTTACGGGTTCAAGGCGCAAGACATTCTTGCTCTGGAAGGCGATACGCCCGTAATTATTGACACTGAGGACAGCGAGAAGCTGCGGTACAACGGCGAGGCCCTTGTGCCTGTTCTCGTCAAAGCCATCCAAGAACTCAAAGCCGAATTTGACGCATACAAGGTAGCACACCCATGAACGACATCACCCCCGAAGAAATCGCACGGCACTACTCTGCCGCCCTCGACAGCGTAGCCCTCATCAACGCAGGACAGCCTGAAGGCATGAGCAACGAGGACTGGGCAGACACGCTCAAGCGCAACCAAGACCACCTCGTCATCATGCTGGCGAAGGACTTCTGGACTGATGAAGATTTGACCCCGCTGCAAGGGGCATCAGCATGACCGAAGACATCACTCACCGTGAAATCTACGACAGGCTTGTTGCTGTCGAGGTTAAGGTCGATGCCCTGACCACCAGCACCAAGGATGTGACGGCAGCGTTTGTTGCCGCACAGGGCGCGTTCAAGGTGCTGGAGACTCTCAGCCACCTAGCCAAGCCCCTGCTGTGGCTGGGCGGTCTGTTCGTGGCGGCTGTGGCTTTCTGGGATCACTTCAAGGTACGCTGAGATGGACACGCTGCCGCCACCACCGCCAGCAGTCCAAGCCCCCGCGCCTGTCTTTGAGTGTGTGAGGTGGTCGTGGTCGTCTGACCGGCTGCTGGTCTGGTGCTTGAAGTGGCGGGAGAGAAAGAAGTGATCGATCCATTCACTGCCCTTGCCGCAATTTCAACAGCCGTCAAGCTGGTCAAGAAAACCGTGGCCACGGTGCAGGACATTGAAAGTCTTGGCCCCGTCTTAGGCCAGTACTTCAGCGCCAAGGCTGACGCAATCGAAGTGGTCAGCAAGGGCGGCTTCTCAGGGTCAGCCAAAGGCCAAGCCATTGAGCTTGAGATGGCGATTGAAAGCGCACGGGCTTTTGAAGAAGAAATCAAGATGCTCTTTTTCAGCTCAAATAAAATGGATGTGTGGCAGAAGATCGTTGCCCGCACCGCCAAAATTGAGCGCGATCATGCCATTGCCGAGGGCAAGCGCAAGGCAGCAGCAGCCAAGCACAAGAAAGAAATGGATGAGGTCATCACCATCGTGCTGATGCTCCTGATTTTCTTGCTGGTCTGTGGCGGGGTTGGCTGGGTTGTCTACGAGGCCATGCAGCAGTGCGGAGGTAAGTGCTGATGGCAGACGAGCGCCTCAACCTGGTTGACAAGGTGCTGGCCTATGTGTCCAGCCCGTTCCGTCTGTTTGCGATGGTGCTGATGGCTGTCCTGACCTTTGCGGGATACTTTGTATATACAAACCAAGACTTGCTGATCGGCGCTTACAAGGAGTCCAAGAAGATTCCAACGATTGCAGAGGATCGCGTAGAGGACGCAGCGGCGCACCTGTTCAAGCAGTCTGGTGCGCTGGTGGTGGCGGTCTTCAAGGTCAACAGCATGTTTGGCACGCGCATCCTGTATCGCGCCTACGGGAAGAACGGCAGAGACAAAACGAATGACGGGCTGGATGTGGGCTTGTTCACAGTCAACCAAAACAACAATGCCGATGTGATTAAGCTGATGGCCAGCGAGATCCCATGCGGTGAGTACAAGTCAGCGCAGAGTGAAATGGGGCTTTGGTATATCGCTAAGGGTGTGGCCTACACATGCCGCATTTCAGTGCCACCAGAGCCAGGTCGCTTTGTTGGCCAGATCACAGTCGGCTGGGCTACTGAGCCAGAAGATCTCGACAGCGCCCGTGCAATGCTGCAAATTGCCGCAACAATGCTTTCAAGGAGTAAACAGTAATGGATTGGCTTAAACAAATTGCACCAACGATTGCCACGGCAATGGGTGGCCCACTGGCTGGTATGGCGGTGTCGGCCATCTCCAAGGCCATCGGTGTTGACCCCGACAAGGTTGGCGACCTGATCTCCAACAACAAGCTGTCAGCAGAGCAAATTGCTCAAGTCAAGATGGCTGAGATTGAATTGCAAAAGCAAGCGCAAGAGCTTGGCCTCAACTTTGAAAAGCTGGAGGTTGAAGACCGCAAGTCGGCACGGGAGATGCAGGCCACCACCCGCAGCCTGATGCCACCAGTGCTTGCTGGTACGGTTACAGTGGGCTTTTTTGGCATCATGGTGATGATGTTTATTGGCAAAGTGGACAGCGCCAACCCTGCCATCTTGATGATGCTGGGCAGCCTTGGCACGGCATGGACCGGCATCATTGCGTATTATTTTGGCTCCTCTGCTGGCTCACAAGCCAAGACAGATTTACTTTCTAAAACCCCTGCAATTAAGTAAGGCTTAAAATGAAACAAGGTCTTTATTCAAACATCAACGCAAAACAGGCACGCATCAAGGCCGGTTCCGGCGAGAAGATGAGAAAGCCTGGCACCAAGGGCGCTCCAACCAACAAAGCGTTCAAGGTTGCAGCCAAGACCGCCAAGCCGGTCAAGAAGGCCAAGTGATGACGGCAGACCAGTTGGCAGCGATGCACATTGATGCGGCATGGCTTGAGCCGCTGGTCGAGACATTCAACCGTTTTGACATCAGCACGCCGGAGCGTAAGGCTGCATTCATTGGCCAGTGCCAGCATGAGTCAGCCAACTTCAAAACGCTCAGAGAGAATCTGAACTACAGCGATAAGGGTCTGTGCGCTACTTGGCCCAAGCGGTTTCCCACGATGGAGGCCGCAGCGCCCTACCACCGCAACCCCGAAAAGATTGCCAACAAGGTCTACTGTGACCGAATGGGTAACGGGACTGAGGAATCTGGGGAAGGCTGGAAGTACTCTGGCAGGGGCTTGATCCAGTTGACGGGAAAGTCCAACTACACGCTGGCCGGCGATTCACTGGTGGCCGACTTCCTCAACACGCCCGATCTGGTCTTGCAGCCCAAATACGCGGCGCTGACTGCTGGATGGTTTTGGGACAAGAACCGGCTCAATGTTGAAGCCGATGCCAAGGACTACGAGAAGATGACCAAAAAGATCAATGGCGGCACCATTGGACTGGTTGATCGGATCAAGCACATAAGCGTTGCCCTCACCATCCTGTCTGCATGAGAAAATAGCGGAATACTCAGGGGTCACAATGGCATACATTCCGCTACAAATTCCACCAGGCGTCTACCGCAACGGTACAGAGCTTCAGTCGGCTGGCCGCTGGTTTGATGCCAACCTGGTACGCTGGAAAGAGGGCTC